TGTTGACTGATCGGTTAGTAGAAATTCCGAAATTCAAAGCGGCTGAGGTAAGTGTCAATTGACCAACATACGAACCGCCATCAGTTGGGGTTGTCGTTGCCACTCTGCTAAACGTTGCTGCAGAGTATGACCAATAAGTGCTAGTTGATTCCTCAAACGACGGATCGGCAATTAGATTGGTGCGCTGCTTCGCTCCGTAAAATGACGAAGTGTTATCAACGCGAATTTTTGAACGTGTAGGAACAACTTGGTCAAGTTCATATGTGCGACCTCGAGGGCCGGTTTCTATCCGTTCAACCGTTGGCAAATCCGACCAAGTGGGGCTTGCAGTATCGGGACCATCGTTCCATGCGGCTTGCACTGAAAACGAAATGGGAATGTCGTTGGCTTGAGTAAGTTGCGCGTCGGCGTTTGTTGTTGGCGATGTAGTGACAGTCGCGTTTGCCGTTTGAGTTGCCAACTTATGCCCCTGTCATTGTTGCCGTTGCCCCAGTTGTTGCCAACATGTTTGCGCCAGATGGATTTGCGCTAGTCATGTTTGCATTCGTTGCGTTTCCTGCCGCCATCTGCCCTCGACGATCGCCGATGGCGGCCACGGCCACCGTTACCGCCGTAACCGTCACGCCCGCGGCTGTGACTGTGCGGGTAACCGTCACGGCTGCGACAGCCAACGGAGTTACCGCATAAGCCGCAATGGCGTTGTGTGTTGCTGCGCTTTGCCCGCTGCTACTTGGCGTGACGGTCGTTGACGAATCGGCAACTGCTACGCGAACCGCTGCGGCCGAGGTCGTCGGCGAAACAGTTACGTTGGTGGCGGTCGCCGTAACGACGCGCACGCCGGTGGCGGCCGTCGTTGGGCTAGTTGTTAGGGCAGCGTCGGCGCTCTTGGCAGCGGTGCTTTGTGTGGCTGTGGCGTCACTTGTCGGCGATGTTGTAACACTCGCCGACACTGGCCGTGTTGCCGAGCTGCTGGCCGTTGATGTCGGGCTAGTGGTAACTGCTGCATCAACGGCGCGCACCACGGTCGCCGAGGCTGCCGGGGTTGGGCTGGTCGTCGTTGAGGCGTTAGCGGATTGAATCGCGGCAGCCGCAGCGGCAACGGCCGGCGAATTGGTTACGCCGGTGGCGGTTGCGGTTTGGGTGGTGCTGCCGCCAGTGGTGACAACCGTTAAAGAGTTACCCGATGTTTGGTCAACATCGGTGCCGTAAGGCAATTGATTTGAGTTTGTAAACTGAAATCCACCAGATAAAAACGTCGCATCAGCGGCAACAAGGTACGACGTACCGCCCTTGTTAACCCAAGAATTTGCGGCAGTTGTTCCACTTGTCGAAACAATGGAAAACGAAGTAGTCGCGTTGAGAGTAAAAAGCAGATTGCTAAATTGTGCTGGAGTTTTCCAAGCCACAGTCGTTGACGGACTAAGGCCGTGATACTTGATTGCGGCAGAAGACCCCCTGTTTTTTGCGTTCTGATTGAGCGTTACTGACGTGACTGTTTCGCCCGCCGAAATTGCTGATGTATTGAATTTTTCGTGCATCTGGCCGGCGTAGGAATACGATCCACTTTTTCCATATGGGCCATATTCGGAAAATATGGTGTCTGGATTTCCATGCCCACCATCATCTATTCCGTCTTGTACGGCTGCTTCGGAGGAAAAGCTAAGCACGGAAAAAAACGTAAAACTACTTGCCGCGCATGTATAGGTAGGCATCAGGCACCAGCCATCGTGCGCACAAGGTTGCCGATCAAGCGTTGAGCTGCGCCCAACGGATCGCCGTCATGGTCAAAGTCTGTCCAGTGCAATGGGCAATCTAAGAACACATCAACGCCATTGAATGACGCGGTGGCAGTGGTGACACTAAACGTGTTGCCATCAGCACTAAACCCGCCAACAGTTGCCAGCACCATGCCATCGCGGAACGTGTGCGGATCGCCGGCCGCGATCAGAGCATCAGCCATATTTTGAGCTGCGCTCATCAGTTCAACCTCTCGGCCGCCAAGTTGATATCGAAAATTTCGCGCACATCCATCGGCACAAACTCGACCTGTGTGCCGGTTGCCAGTTCAATGACGGCGATGCCAGGCTGCGCGAGCGGGTCGGTGGTGATCTCCGGAAACGCGGTCATGCGGCCCTGTGAGATACCTACAAGCAGATAGTCGCCAACCTGCACAATGCCGCGCGTCCAGCCCGACAGGGTGGCCACAACGGTGGCCGCAGTATCACCCGGCGTCCACTTGCATAACTGGCCGTGACCTGAGTTAGCGAAGTAAACAGCGCCGGCGACGATCGTGGGCGAGTGCGGGAAAAACAGGTTATGCAAGACAACTTGATTGGTTTGCGCGTCAATTAGTGCGCCACGCTCGGCTTTGGCCTCATCACGCCAACCTTGTGAAACATCTGAGATGCCCAGCGCGGTGACGTACTTGGGCAGGCCGTTGACTGTGGCAATGCCGTTAACCCATGAGCGCGCATCTGACGTTCCAGCGGTGACGCCTGGCACCGTCCACACAACCTCATTGACGCCGAAAGCATGGCGAGTTAAAGCCGACTGGTACGACGCGCAGGCGATCACCGAATCATCAGCGGCGAAACCGATTTCGTGGCTGTCAGTGCTCGGCACATCAAGGACGGCTACGCGGTTGCCCGTGGCCTTGTCGTAAAAGTACAACGACGTGTGAGAAGCAACGGCGACGTATTGCCGACCTACGGCAAGCCCTCGCGCGTTGTCAATGTCAACTGATGACCAGGTGTCAGCCTTATACGAAAACACTTTGTTTTCAGAATGACTTGATACCAGTAGCGCGTTAGTTCCGAGGGCTTGCGACAGAATCGCGCCCATGATTAGGAAGCAGTGGTGATGGTCAGCGAGGCACTTGAAAGGTTGAGGGTGTCACCTGTCGAGAGGGTCTTGCTAGCACTCAAAGCGGCTGACCAGAGGAAGCTGCCGGCCGACGATGCATCCCAGAACGAAACGTGAGAAACAACTTCGCCGTTGGTGCCAGCCCAGCTTGTGTAGGAAGGCGTATTAGACAACGACAACACGCCAGTCGTTGAGGCGCTAAAAGTTGCAGCCTGACGGGTCGTAACAGACGACACCGAGGTTGTGCCGGCAGTGCCAGGGTTAGCGGTGTGAAGTTGCACGTAGATCGCGGCTGGGGCCGTGTAGGTCGTGCCGGCCGCGCCGCCACGAATGACGTTGAGCCATGAGTTAGCCAAAGTTGTACTAGTGCCGACAGCCATCAGATTTCTTCCTTTTCGGTAGCGCGGATAACTTCAGCGTCCGCAGTGGCTTCTACTTGCAAAATGATTGTTGGGTCGCTCATCTTTTCCCCTATGGTCGTCGGCGTGGAATGATTTCGCCGTTGTTTGTCCTGCGTTGGATTTCTTGGATGACACCGTTGGCTACAGTTCGGCCAACATGATCGGCTGAAGCCGGATCCATGACTAGGCCGCTGGCATTGACGTGCACAGTTACGCCAAAATTGCCACCCGATCCAGAGGGGCCAGAAATGCCAGGTGGCGCACCGGGGATTGCAGGAGAAGTCGTTTCATTTGCCACGGCACTAGGCGTTAAACCAGCCTCACCGAGGCGGCGAATAAACTCGGGCATGGTTGTGGCATTCATACTGTCTAAAACGCCAGCAAGTAAAAGGGCCTTTTGTTTAGCATTTCCCAGATTTCCCTGAAAAATGTCTACAGCGTCGGCCGCTTTTTTCGTAGACGTTTCAACGCGCAAATGTGCTTTTTCCAAATCAAGCTCGTGTTGGCGCAAATCAAACGTTGTAATGCCAGCCTCATGCTCAGCCGTGTTCAAATTCTTTGCTGCCGTCGTTACTGCCGCCTTGGCTGCAGCAATTTTTGTCGCAGCGGCTTGCTCGGCAATTGCTACGGCTTCTCGAGCTGCTTTGATTGCTGCCGCTGCTTCAACTTCGGCTTTTTTGACTGCTGCAGTTTCGGCGACAGCATCGGCCGCGCGCTTCTTTTCGGCTTCGGCTAGTTTTCTGCGAGCATCCTCAACGGCAATAGCGTCGTTGACTCGATCTTTTTCGCGAGTGTGACGCGCTTCGGCAAGAGTCTTTTCTGCTTGTGCAAGTTCGCGCTCGTCGGCTTCAGCTCGAGCGTTTCGGTCAACTGCTGCAGTCGCTGCATCTTCGCCCGCTCGATTAACCCGCTCGGTGGCGTCAGTGAAAGCCCGAGATGCGGCATCGCCCGTTAAACGTCCAGCGCCAATATCTTCCCTAACGCGCTGTAAATTCTTTTCGGCATCAGCCACGCTGCGAGCAGATTGGACGTCTTTTTCTTTGTCTTTGCGAATCCGCTCTTGAATGTCAAGGATTCGATTTTGCGCCGAAACGATGGCGTCGGCGTCACGTTCGGCGTTGTCGGCTTGGCGTTGCGTTGCGGTAGTGACTGCTTCAGAAGCAGAAATAACCGATTCAGAGTCCGACTGGGCAGTGTCTGACTGATGTTTACGAGCCGCCGCAATCTTTTCTTGACCACTAATGATTTTGGCGGCCACGTCGGCATTTGCTTTGGCAATTGCCGTTGCGCCATCTTGCTCGGCTTTGACCAAATCGGCATTGGCTTTAGTCTGCGCGGCCTTAGCGTCGGCAATATCTTTTGCCTTTTTGGCTTCAGCGTCAGCGACTTTCTTGGCCCAATCAACTTGCATCTTTTCTAGATCAAGTTGCGCTTGAGCGGAGTCGATATTTGCAGTAATTGCGTCGGTGGCTTGCTGAGTTGCTTTGCTTAGCGCATCGGTTGCTTCAGCACTTTCGCCAGCCGATTTAGCGTTTTCCGCATTGCTTTGCCCGATCAAACCAAGGACTCGAGCGATGGTTTCAAAAACAGGAACGCCGGCGGTGGCCACGTCCATCAGCCTTGTAATGCCAATGAGCATGTCATTGAAAGAAACGTGATCTAGCGCCGATGAAATAGTGTCAAGCGCGCCTTGAACCACGGGCAACAGTTGTTCGCCGAATTGCAGTTTGATTTTGTCAACTTGCAAGCCAAGGGCGCGAATTGAAACTTCAAGGTTATGCGCGGCAATGATGTCTTGATCGGTAGGCAAGAATCCGTTAGCGGCGGTTTCTTTTAGCTTCTCAAGCTCTTCGCGATTCATCGCCAAAAGCGGAGTTAAAGCCAGTGCGCCTTTACCAAACGCGGCACTTGCAATAGCCGCTTTTTCAGATGCAGAACTTGACGATGCCATTCGATCAAGCACTTCATCAAGAACGACGTTAAAGCCTTTAACGTTGCCAGATGCGTCTTTGGCTTCAATGCCAAACTTTGCCAACTTTCCGGTGCCCAAACCTTTTTCCAGTTTGAACATGAGTCCGGCGGCTTCATCAGCGCCAATGCCAAGAAGCTTGAATTCGTTAACCAGCAATCCCGCTTCTTTAGCGGTCAAGCCCGTAGCAACTTCCATACGCCGAACGCCATCGGCGTAGTGAATGAAACCTTCAACGGCTTTGTTGATTACTTCAACAACAATTACTGCGGCAACGGCAAATGCGGCAACGCCGGCCGCAGCCCCCATTGCGCCACCAGATAAGCCGCCAAGCATTTTGTTGAGCGCCTGAACTTGCCCTGAAGCCGCACCGGAAGCAACACCAAGTTTGCTAGTTAGCGCGCCCGCCATTTCTTCGACGCCGTGAGCTGCAGTTTGACCAGCTGGGCCAGCGGCAACCAATTTCTCAGTGAAGGATTCCATCTTCTTGGCTTCGGTCTCAGCAACCTTGCCAGTGGTTCCCACCGTGGTGCCCAGGCGGCCCAGAACCGCTTCGGCTTGGGCTGCATCGGCGACAACAATGATTTCAATTTTGGCTGCAGCCATGTCGCCCTCCCTTAGCCGTTAAGGCGCGCAAATTCTTTTGCCAGTAGCTCTTGAACGCGCGCTTGCTCTTGCTCTCGAATGGCTGGAATCATTTCCCTAAACGCGGGATACATGAAATAACCCGCCGGCAAATCATCGGCGGTTCGCGCTCGACCTGCGCCAAGGACACCAAGCTCGTCGCCAGTAGAAACTGACGTTGCATTTCCGCGCCAATCCTTGAACTGGTTCCAACCTCGGATGGTTCGAGCGCCTTCTTTGACAGTGGCGACGGCTTTACCCTTGCGAGTGAAAGTTTTGTACGTTCCATCTTTTTGGCGACGTTGATATTGAGTCGCTGGCCCGTGAACTTTAGTTACTTTCTTAAACACTGTTCTTGACAGATTGTGTTTCGCTCCCCATTCCGCACCTAGGGCAAACGGAACTGCGGGTGTGCGTTGCAAAACCAATTTGGCTGAAGCCGCCGATGCTGAAACATAAATTGCATCGGCGGCCGTCGCCGCGTGCTTGTCAATTCCCGAAGCAATCTGCTGCGCCTTAGTTTTGACCTCAAGGGCTGCAGCGTAATTTCCAGCTCTAAGTTCTGGGTCAAGTTTCTTGCTTGCGGCTTTAGCTTTTGCTTCTAATTCTTTCAGGCCAACAATTTTGATTGCTTCGCCATAATTGGCGGGCATGACTACAGGGCCGTGTCAGTAGTGACGTTGGTAATTGTCAGGGCCGAGTTGGTGCCATCGTAAAGGGCAACAAACGGAACTGTCTGGGTAAGAATGTCGGGGCCGGTGATGTTCGGAGTGTCGCCGTCCAAGAAAATCTTGGGCATGTCAATCTGCACCGAGTAGGGCGTGCTGGTGCTGGAAATGTAATCGCCAATCACCTTGAACTGGAATGCAAGGCCAGTGTCTGCCGCGTAAGCGGCGTACAACGCCGACAAGCTAGTGAACTCGCATTCGAGGGTGCCAGTTACGGTGCGGTAAGCGTTATCGACTTGTTCCGCCTTGACGCCTGACGATCCCAAGTAGAACCGATCGGTCTTGCTTGGATTGGTTGGCTTGACTGAAAACTTCTTGACAGCGGCCACGGCCGAACCGCCGAGGGTCAAGGTGTTTGCGCCAGTGAAGGCGAACGGGGCAGCCGATGCAACGGCAGTGTACGTGGGCGTGGTGAGCAATGGGCCGAGAGGTGAGCCAGAACCGGCGGTGTTGCTTTGGTCGCTGTAGGTCGTTGCGGCCACATTGCTGGCAATCTTCAGTTCGGCGCCGGCAGTCGTTGAACGGTAGACGTTGTAGGTGGTGGCGCCAGTTACAGCCGCCCAGGTGACTACGTTGTAATTGGTTGACGACAACGTGGCGTTGCTCAACGCTGTTTTGAATTCGGCACCGGCCGAGGTTTCACCCGACGCCAAGTTTGCCGAAACGCGGTAGTAGTACGTGGTACTTCCAGCGGTTCCCGTTTGAGTGATACCAGAAATCGTAGGCGTGTTAGCCAAAGTGATTTCGTCGGCGAAATCCATTCCCAAGTTGAGCTTGAACAACTGATTGGTGGCCAATGACAATTCGTAATCCACGATCTTGCCGCCGGTGTAAGTGAACGGGTTAACCGTTCCATCGGCCGAAGGGCGACCAATCTGAGCTGTCAGCGACAAGCCTCGACGTGATCCAAGTGTGAAAACTTGCGTGTAAACGCTGCCCGAGTTGCTGATTGAGTTACTGCCAAGCATGTGATTGAACAGCAAGCCCATGCCTTGGTTCTGAACGTCCATCGTGATGTTTCCCGTTGCTTCGCGAGTTGCGATACGACGGTTGGCGGCGAATGGTGACAAGATGCCAGCACGCAAGCCCATGCCCTGAACGGTTGTCTTTTTACGCGACACCGTGTCGCTATCGAAGGGCAAGAAGCGAGTAATTGTTGCTGGAGTGTTCCAGGACGACTCGACTCCAAAACCAACGGAGGCGTCTAAGCCAGTTCCGAGATTAGCCATTTAAGTTCGTTCCTTTCAGGCAGCCGGAGCGGCTGGGTCAGTTGGGTCGGCGGGTGCTGGATCGACTGCAGCGGCTTTCTTGCCGCTTTCGGGTGCGTACTGCCAAAGACCATCGCCGTAGCCAACGAGGCCGCCAGCCTGATCGTCGGTAACTTCCACGACATCGCCCTTGACAACTAGGCCAGTAAATTCTGTTTCAACTTGCTCGTCGGGGCCGACGTAGACAATGCGGGCCATGATGGCTTTTCCTTTCGGGGGTCTTAGACCTTGGTGAAAATTGAGAGGTTGCAATCGAGCATTGAGCCGCGACCTTCGGCCACGTTGAAATCTCGGTCGCTGACGCGCTCGAGGTTGACGGTGTAAGGCGCGGAAAGGATTCCTTGCCACGGGTTGCCCGTGCGTAAGTAACCCTGAATGGTTCGGTAAATCTGAAATGAGGATTCAGTTGCGGTTCGTTGCGCAACTGGCGAAGTGTCACCAATCAGATACCAAATCATCATGGTGATCGAAAAACGTTCTTCACGGCTGCGCGTTTGGTTGTCGGGCAGGTTTGCAAACTGTTGGTCATCGCCATCGCTTGGACCGATGACGACAAGCGAGTTCGGCGGCTGACCGGTGGCTGGCGTGCCGTAATGAATTTCCGGTTTACGCAATGCCACCGTGTTACCGGCAACGGTGATCGTGGCCGGCAGGCTAGCCAAGGCGGCAGGGAGAATTGTGTCCTGAAGTGCGGCCCGCACATCAGGAATGATTGTGTACGCCATCAGGCAATACCTGGCACGGTTGTTTCATTGCCGGCTAAGAAACGTAGCCGCGCCATCATGGCTTCGGAAATGCCCGAAGTTGCAGCTGGGCTAAACGATCCATCTTGGAATGAAGCTTGGCCGCCCTTGACTTGGCGCCACATGTATTTGACAAGTTCCTTGACCATGAAGCGCACATTTTCGGGCGGGTTAGTTCGGCCAGCGGTGTACGAAATTAGAACCGTGTTGACGCCAAGGCCCGAGCCGTGGCCGATCATGCCGAAGTTGTACGCCAAACTTCCAGTTCCACGTCGAGTAATCAGGCCGCGAGTGTAGGAATCAATTGAGTAGCCGTAATTGTCAGTGGCATACCCAACGGGCTGCAGTGTGAGTGTGCGTTGTTGCTGGCCGACCATTTCGGTGATCGACTCAACACTGATGATTGGTCGGTAGTTGGTTGTGATTTGCACCGAGCCAGCCGCGTGACCTTCGTCAACAATCGTGCGGAGAGTAATTGGCCCCACGATCGACTCGACTACTGGAATGGCAGTAGCAAGAAACGCGGCAAGTTCTGCATCGTCATATGAGCCGACAAGTGACAGGTGCGCTTTGATCTCGTCAAGGGTGACGATCGGGGCAACTGACTGCAAGACATTGAATGCGCCGGCATAATTGCTGGCATTGGTTCCAGTGGCTTGGAAACGGTACGTGTGATGGCCAACAAGGGTTGGCGTGAACGTGTACACGTATGAGCCGGTGGTGGCGTTAGTGGGCGTATATGGGCCAAGGCTTGTGCCATCGGGTTGCACGATGGTGACCACAACAGTGGTTGCGTTAGCGGCAACGCCCGTCGAATCGGTAACTGAAACCGATAACGGAACTAGATCGCCAAGTTCATACGCTGCCATTAGTTAACCTCGCGTGTCTCATGCTCGAGGTCGTGCAATTGCGTTATTTGATTGCGCAGCTCGTTGACCTTGATTTTGTCGTCGGCTTCAATCGCGGCGGCCAGTTCTTCGCGCAAAGACTCAATGCTCACGTTGTTGTCCTTGTCTGCTGGGGCTAACACGCTGCGATCTTCGCGCGTAAGAAATTGGAAACGTTCAAAATGCTTGCGGCCAAGCCAATAGCGTTTGCGATGCAAAAGTTGCACGCCGGTATGGGCAACCATTGGAAATCCGAGGTCGTGAACTTGGCGGCAGAAATACATATCTTCGCCAAACCATTGCTGCCCAACGGGCAGGTCAAGGAACCAGCACCAACGCGGGCCTTGATGTTCGGTGGCGCGTTCTTGAATCGCGGCCAGCACTGAACGATGAACCAAAATGCAGCCCGTACCGGCGGCCGTAATTGGAATTACGGCGTTCTCGGGGTATTCGGTAATCGGAAAGTATTTGTTGCCTTCGGCGTCGCGGAAAATCAGCGGGACGGGTTCGGGGTAAATATCTGGCCCATTGGCTGCGCCGTAATAAACGCCAGCCACAAACGGGCGCAATTTGTCGTGCGCGGTTTCAACAAGCTTGTCAAAATCGGCAACAGTGATTGCTTCGTCGCTGTCGATCATAAACAGCCAGTCAGCGTCAGAGTCCATAAAGTTAGCGGCGATCTCATTGCGCGCCCTTGACAACAAGCCGCCGGCTTCGATGCGCAAAATGTTAGAAATCAAATGTGCGCGTTTAGCAAAGATTTCCATCATTGACAGGGCAAACATGCCATCAACGACGCCTGGATCAATCCAGCCAATGACGATCTGGTGTTTACGGTGCATTGTGTTTTCCTCCGGGGATGCGGAAGGCCCCACACCGGAGGGATGCGGGGCCTTCCTAACCCGACGAGCAAAGCCGGGCTGATTGAATCCGTAGAACCTTACGGTTCTAGGTGGTGTTACAGGCTGGCCTGAACCATGCCGGTGCCGAGGATGACCGAGGTCGAGGCGGCGTACCGATCGGGGATGAGAGCCGAGTAGCCAAGAACGCGGAACAGGATGCTTGCGTTGTCGGCGTAGGTTGCATCGAACGATGCGGTTTCAAGCTCGGTCTCGTACAGCCACACATCGTCGCGGCGAAGCACGAAAATGGTGTCCTGGTTGGTTGCCGAGTTCATCGTGACCGGAATATTCGGGTCAAGGTACACGGCGAGGCCCAGCAGGTTGCCAACTGCGCCTTCGGCCATAGGTTCGCCGGTTGAGGCGATGGCATTGAACGAGGTGGTATCAACAGCCGGAACAACCAGCGGACGGCCGCTGGAATCCAGCGCCTGAAGCACCTGGTTCCAACGGTCAGGGCGCATGACGATCGCATTCGCGGGCAAGTAACGGTTGGACTCAACCGAGTTCTTGGCGCGAATGATCGCGTTGTACAGCGAGTTAGCCGACGTGGTGGCGTCAATAACCTTCGGGCTTGCAGTAGTGAAGGTGATCGTCGTGCCAGCGCCAGCAAGGCCGCGAAGCTGACCGGCTGATCCTGAACCGTACAGAACCTGCTTGTCGAGCTGTGCAGCGTAATCGGCGGCAAGATCCTGAAGGATGATGCGATCGAACGGAATGCCGCTCTGGTCGATCAACTGGCGCGAAACGATCTGCTTGCCGGCGATCATCGTGATACCCGACGAAACCGAAGTGCTGGTCAGCGCAGTGTCGGTCAGTGCGCTGTTCTGTGTGGCCTGAACGCCAGCACCTGAACCGCCCGAAACCTTGGGCAGGTTGATTGAAGAAATGCCCTTCGGCAGAACTTCTTGGTTCAACAGATCAGCCATTACGCGGTGGGGACGCGCGAGAGCAACGTAGCTTTCGGTGATCCACAAGGGCGGTGCGAAAACGCCACCCTGCGTTGCGGTGACCGAAACTAGGTCACCGGCGCGAGTTTCCTGCGAACGTGCCAGGCGTGAACGGGCTTCAACATCGCCTTCGGCCTTGGCGCGGAACACGTCAACGAAGAACGAGTTCTCCGAGTCTTGACGGTAGACCGGGTTAGCCTCGG